CCCCCGCTTTTTTTGAGGTGACTTATGTTAGTAGCAACACGCGATGCGATGTGGGCAACCATACACGCTGAAAATCCAATCGAATTAGTTAAAGGTCAACCGATCAATGTTATCGGCTGGTCAGAAGATTCTATTCAAAAATTACTTGAAGCTGGTTATGCCGAACATGGTAAAATCGAAAAGAATCCTGTTACTGAAGATAAATCCGAAAAACCAGTTAAGGAAACAAAGAAAAAAGGTGCTAAATGAATCAGCTTATGCGTTCAACGGGCGCACAACCTTATGTTTACCTTGCTGATGTAGGTGTACCGCCTGTTACCGCTACTGAAGTATTTGCGTGGTTAAATATAACCGACCCTGCAACTATTATTGCTTCATCGCCAGTAATGAACGCTATTATCGCTGGATGCACTTATGAGGCAGAAGTTCTTACAAAGCGTTTATTTTATCCTAAACAGTACAAAACTTTTCGTGATGTGTTCGGTGATTACGGTGATAGCCCTGCTTATGCTGGTTATCCTGCTTACACCGTATCTAATACGAATAACATTCAACCTATTTCGATTAGACGAACCCCATTAAATACTGTTCAGCAAATAACGTATTACGATGCAGATAATGTTCTGCAAACTCTTTTGCCTACTGACTACTATATTACTCAAAAAGATGCGTATTCACTTATTTACCCTACAGTAAATTGGGCTGAAACGATTGTACGTCAGCAAGCTATCGAGATTATCTTTGTAGCTGGTTACACTACCTTACCACCCAACCTTAAACTCGCTCTGCTTGAGCATTGTGCAAATGCGTACATGAACCGTGGTGATTGTGGCTGTGAATGTAAATCAGCCCCATCGAGCGTACAGGGCGCATACAGGGCGATGATGATTGTGGACATTGTGTAATGAAGTGCATAAAGATTCGCGGTAAGAAACGCCAGCTTTGTGTTGGCGACCTTGATCGTGCAATTTTTATCCTCACGCGAAGCATAATGCCATCTGTTGATATTGATTATAAGATGGAGTTCTCTGACCAAAAATTAGCCTACGCTATGATTACTACAGAAAATGGTGTAACTATTTTTGATGACGTAAGTATCGAGCAAGTCATATCGCACTACTTTTACATCAACTACGATGTAACAGTAACATCGCAAAACTGGATACAGTTTCAAGATAAATACTTTAGCATTGTGAAGGTTCAAGATTTCGATGAACGTCACCAATTCATGCTATTATATTGCAAAGAATCAATAATTGATGAAGTTCCACGCATCCCAACACAAGTTGGTTTGGGTAATGGCTTCGGTGAGTTTGGGGGCGGGTAATGACGATTCAAAACGGTACAGTGTGGAACAAATACATCAATGCAAACTATGAGGAAGTTACTGTAGATTCGCAAAGATCAATGCTACGCGCATTTGATTTTCTTACAGGAACTATTAAAGTTCTCGATACTGCATTAACAACACCCCCCATTACTCCAGCTAACGGTGATGCGTATTGTGTTTTAACTGGTGCGGTTGCACCGTGGACAGATAATACATTTCAAGTGTGGCGCACGGGCGTAACGTCTGGAATTACAAATGACCCCGTTGCACCTTTTTGGGAATCATATTCTCTTGCTGAAGGCATTACGTTCTTTTCAGCAAATGACGCTACTCATTATCAAGTTAATGCAGGATTAACCATAAGCACTTTTGGTGGTGGAAATCCTTTCGATCAAGATTTGAATACCTTTGATGAAGTTCAGTTTCAATTTACTACAATCAAAAAGACTGGAGTTGCAGGCGACTTGCAGTTGTATATGAGTGCTATAAATGGCGCATCTATTTACAGTGCTAATCCTGAAATGGCTATTTTTGGGGGAACAACATCTTTTCTGCTTAATCAAGATATTAATGGAAACTTTATCAATGGATACACCGAATTACACTGTGCGATAAACTCAAATATACAAAGAAGGTTTGTCTTTGATAAACATTCATTGGAAAACTTATATAGTGTAAACTTCAATACAAGTGGATTTGAAACAGTTATTTATTCTGGGAATGTATCAACATCTATAGCTATCGAAAACTATATCGGTGTTGGTGTTGCTCCTATTGGGTCAATCTTTCTGGCTAATGGTATTTTATTCAGCAAGAAATCCAACGGAACTCCTGCAACAGATTGGGTTAAGATTGCACAATGGGGAACAACTCCAACCTTTAATAATCTTGAATTATCTGGCGGTGTCGTTACTAATCCAACGGTTGATGGTGATATTCTTTTGCAGGTCGATGATGCAGGAACGGCAAGATTAAAAACAACATCTCCTTCAGGAAGGATTGCGCTGACACTAGAAAATAATGATGCGGTGTTTGCAGGTTTCTCACAAACGTTTATGGCTTATCGCTCTAGTAAGATAACTCTCGCAAGTGCAGGAATTGTTATTGATGGTGATGGTTCAGCACCCGTTACTATTAAGTCATCGGGAGTTAACAAGATACTTGTTGGTGATGATATTACTACCATTACCAATGACCTTCGGATTAGTACTGGTGTGATGAACGCACCAACGGGATTAGAGATTCAAGCGTATGGCGTACAAGTTTTCACGGTAAGCGGTAGTGGTAATGACTTAAACTTGTGGCGCAAGTCAACGTCAGAAGCGGTACTTGTAGCATCTGATACTGAAACTTCTTTGTATGCTCTTAATTCTTTAAGAGTCTTTCAAGCAACTGCAAGCAAAACTGAAATGTCGTTTGGTGCTTCAAACTATATTTCTATTGATGGAACAGGAACGCTAGTTAAAGGAAACTTTGTCAATGAGGTTGGTGCAGACGCAAGAATTATTACTAATAATGTTGGTGTCACTTTATACGGTGGTGCTGGTGCGAAACAGATTGAAGTAAACCAAAATGGCGCATACGTTACTGGTGGCATGAATATAGAAAACGGTAATGATGGGAATGTGACTTCAGGCGCATATACACCAACCATCACTGGACTAACAAACTTCACAAGCGGTACTGCTTTTTCTACAACATTTCTGCGTGTGGGCAATTCAATTCATATTGGCGGTAGAATTGACGTAGTTCCAACAGGCGCAGGATTGGTACAGTTTTATATATCGCTACCAGTGAATTGCACAATTTCTGATGGCTCACAAGCAAGTGGTGTGGCTACTAACTTATCAACAGCATACTATCCGTTTACGTTATTGGGTATTAACCAACCAAATGGCGCAATCTTGTTTGAAGGTGCGGTTTTAGGTGGTGGCAATCAAGTATTCTTCTTTAATGCGATCTATAGGGTGGCGATATGATGAGATATATTTTAAGAACAACGGTTGACCCTGTAACTGGATTTAGTCGCACTGTTCAAGTGTTGCAAGAAAAAATTAACGGTGTATGGACTGACGTTCCAACGGTGAGCGAATGAGAGAGTGGGCTTTAAGAACTAAAGTAGGAAAGCGAGCAAATACTTTAGGCACACTTGCAAGCAGAACAAGAAAAGGTGCAAACACTGGTATGCACTTGATGGGTGATTTACTTGTTAAAGAGTTTAAGAAACAAGTAATGGCTAAAAATAAAAAGGGTAAGATTTATCGACTTAAGGGAAGGATACATCGTGCATCAGCACCATCGCAAACACCAGCTAACAGAACTGGTCACTATAAAGATATGATCGGATTTTATGTATCAAATCTTAATTTAACTTTTGGTAATAATGCACACTACGCAGAATACCTTGAGGATGGTACAAGAAATATGTACCCACGTTACGGATTGAAAAACACAATCAAAGCGGTTGGTGATGAGAAAATGGTAACGGTACTTGAGAACGCAATTAAAAGGTCGGTGAATTGAAAGCATCAGATATTATACAAGCTCTTTATTATGCCGTATCAAAGGGCGTAAGTTATTTTTCAAATAGCTATTCAATAGTTAATTTTGAAGATATGGGTGCTGGTGTTTATAGAGTAACAACCGATGTACCTAACTTTTTAAAAGTTGGTGACTTCTTAACTATGGGCGGGCTTAAAATACCAACACCCATTGTTACGGCTACTGAAAACGCTGATGATTTATATTTCAGCACATACGATAAAGACCATGATCTAACAAAAACAAAAACAGAAACAAAATCGGTTCAGATATTTGATAACTTTGGTTTTCAATTAACGCTTAATCTTTTAACCGTTCCAAACCGTTATGAGTTTACAACTGATAAAGTAGGGTTTGTTTCATTTCCAGCTAACCCACTTTACATGATGCAAGAATATGACTTTGGATATAATCAACAGCACGTTATCACTTCTATTGTTTCACCGACACAATTTACCATCTATTCAGATACATGGTTATCTGCGCCAGTGTTCGAGCCAAAC